AGGCGATGCGGGCTACGGCGCAAATTAACAGCTTAGAATATAAAGTGCAACTTGATGATTTAAATTTAGAAATAGATAACATAGAGTCAAACATATTAGCCCTAGTCAGGGAAGGCACAAATACGGCTGTTGATATTGACGATGGGATGAACACCATAAATATGTTCGACGCGATTGAAGAAATCGAAGGCAGCACAAGCGTGTTTGATAACAATGGTGAGGTGACTGGTCGCTCTTTACAGGATTTTAGGAATAGAATTCAAGAAGCAGCAACTGCAAAACAACAACATACAACTAATTTTCTTGAAGCTGCAAAAAATCCTGCAAATGGTATTACAAATAACAACATCGACACAGAAGTAGGCAATCAAATTAGAGGTGCGTATCAAACACAAAGAAAAATTATGGATGAAGAGTATGCTGCTTTAGAATTAAGTACTAAAGAAGTTGACCCAATGACAAAAGAACCTATCATAACAACCTATGTAGATTTGTCTGGCACTTTTAAAAACATATCAAGTAGAGTTCCAGACGCGCAGGGTCTAGATGTGGAGGTTATGTTAGATGACGTTGATAGCAATCTAGCCACCATAATAGGCAACCTTAACGCCAATATACCTCTTGGTAGAAGAGCATTTGCTATAGCAGACGCTGCCGCTAAACGGCATTTTGAAAACACCCACGATTTAGCTGGAGCTACCCCGGCACAATATGTAGCAGGGATATACGAAAGGATGCCCGAAAAATTACAAAATAAGTATCCTTTACAAAAAACAGATAATGGCAACATTTCTCCAAGATCAATTGATGCTTGGGATTGGATGGACAATCTGGATAGAAATATAACTCAAGATGAATTCAATCAACTTAAAGAAGCAGATCCTGAGTTCTTCAGTGCTGTGTACGATGACATAGTTGACGTGAGAGATCTTAGGCAGATTGACGCTGAAGGTAACGTAATACGCAGTAATAGGGATCTTCCATTTACGATGATGGAGTACTGGAACCTACGGAAAGCATTGAACAGATCAGCAACTGTAGGTAAAGAAAACAATAAACGAATCGCAAGAACCATGCGAGATGAGCTTGACAACGTAGAATTTAGAAGAGGGTATTACGACGAGGATGGCGGCGTTGTAGATACGGAGTTTAAAGCTGAATTAAAAAGAGTTAATAAATCCGCAAAAGATAATTTTTACGACAGGTTTGATCCAAAAGATACGCCTCAAAGTCGTAGAATTAATAGATCAATAAAAGTAGGTAACGACGCTAATATTTTAGATGAAATTTTAAAACCCTTAAATAAAATAACGGGCGACATAAATGATCCTGAAAATATACTTCGGCTAGATGAAACTGTTGTGTCTAATCTAGCTAAAATATTTGGTGGTGTAAAAGACCCGGATACAGGTCTTTACGTGTTTGTTGACAACGAAGGAGCAGACAATGCTGCAAGAGCTTTAATATCTTGGGCTAACAGACAATATCTAGCCAGCGATGCTGGTCAATTTATTGTGACGGCTGCTAAAAATGGTAAAGTGCCTTTAGGTCTTGTAGCAGATTTAGACGGAGTTCGTAGGATGGACGAAGTTTCTAAAGCCGCAACTTCTCAACAAAGAAATCTTCCAGTAAATCAATTTGTAAATCAAATTAGAACTTTGGGTAACATAAAAGTATTCAGCACAAAGACAGACGCAGACGGCAATATAATCATTGACAAAAATGCCCCAGCAGAAAGATTGTTTAGATCTGAAAGTGATATCATTGATTTTTCAGAAATAAATAACATTGAGCAAATAAAAGAGTACGGAACCCTAATACAAAAATTTGAAAAAGATTTTACTAGAGAAGTTAAAAATAAAAAAAGTGTAGAGTTAGAGCAGAGATATCAAAATGAACAAGACATATATAAAATTATGTTTAACTTTGCTGAAGGCACCTTAACAAAAGCTGCTACAGGTCCTAGATCTGACGCGGTGAGTGAAGTAATACTTGGGCCTGATGGTATTAGAATTATTGATCAAACTCGTGCAAAATTTATTGATAGAAAAATAAATCCAACTGAGGAAGATATTAAAGCAGGCCGTTCTGCTATGTCACAGGAACAGGCTGCGGAAGAATTTGACAGCATAATAACTGACACTCTAGCAAAAGCAGTGTTCAAAAGAATTAAGATATCTAATACACCCACCGGAGAACCAGAGATTGATTTAGCAGAGATAAATAGACTTTTACGGGATGAAGATTTTGTAGGTGTAATTAGAAGTCAAGGTGAAGCGGGTAAAAAAGTTATAGATTCTTTGCAAATCATACACGACTTTGGTGCAAGGGTAACAGGAAGAGATCCAGAAAAATTTGCCCTATCAGGTAGGCCACTAAGAGTTCTACCTGAAAGTTTTATAAACAAAGCATGGCAAGTGACTAGGAACACTGTAAGTTTTAGATTCCTAGCTTTAGAAGCAATATACAGAACTGGAAGAAGAGCGTCTTTTGAACACATACAGTTTTTGTTAACAGATCCTAAAGTTGCTAATGCGTTTGTAAAATTAGCACGAGATGGTTACGTAGCATCCACTGAAGATTTTGACATCGTATATGAGGCGACTTTTGCTGCTGCAGCCACTCATTATGGTAAACAATTCCATTACGGAAAGAATGAAAGCGATAGCAAGTTCGCATCAAGAGCAGGTGTTGGACGTGTTTTAGACACTGGTGATATGTTCTTTAGACAAGAAAATATAGAAGATTTTAGAGATTACACACAACAGCGAGGAGCAATACAATGAAGACTTACGGCAATGGCCCGAAAGGAATGAGATACGGTGGCATGAACCGTAAGCCCATGATGTATGGTGGCGGTATCAGCGCAGGTATCAAATCCTTCAAAGGCAAGAAACCTAAGAAGAAACAAATGGGTGGCATGATTAACAACACCATGTCAACCGGAATGAATCAAATGCCTAACCCCATGATGGGAAAAACCATGATGGCAAAAGGGGGCACACCCTTCGGTAGGCTATCAGTAGAAGCGGGGATAGACAAAAATCCTAATCCAACGCAAGCTGATCGAATAGCAGGAGCAACCAAAAATAAGAAGCGGGGATAAACCCCGCCCCTTCAATAACAGCCCCGGCAGGGAAACTTGCCGGGGTTATTTTTTACGTGTGACTCTGCGTATCTTTTCTACTTTGTGATGAATATACTCTTCTTCATCAGCAAAAAAGTTGTGTAATCCTTTAAGAAACCTGAGTTGTAATGCTTTGAGTCTACGACCTCGTGGTAACAACCAGCCCACAAACATACCAAACGAGACTGCGTAAAACATTATAAGTAAAGGTGCAAAGTTAGACGAGATATCCATTCGCTTTCTCCATAATTCTATCGCCACTAGCTTTTAAGAATCGCAACAAAGAAGTTACCTTCCATGTATCTTGAAAGCTGGGTGCTTCTTTTTCCATAGACTCTTTGAAGATTTCTGGATCAACATAATCCATCTCAAGTTTAACATCGCCTGTCTTAGTTAACCCCATACGTATACTAAAAAGGTCATCCACTTTTGTTGTTTGTTTTTTAGGTTTAACTCTCATACTACTTCCTGCAGTTCACTAATTGGTATGTTGTAACAATCTGCACGAAACGTGTAATTATTAGAAGGATCTACTTCCCCCTTGCTATGTCTACAAGCCTTGTCATAAAAATCTTGCTTTGATATCTTGCCCAGAATCCAAGCTCGTTTAAGGTTATGTAGGATACGAACAAACACGTATTCGTCGCAGTCTTGATCAGAACCATGTGCTGCCACAGAACAATCGTAATGACTTAAAGGCTCTGAGTCGCACCGTTTTGTTTTAACGTCGATACGCCGACCTTCATGCACCAGATCATAATCAAACGTATTACTAGGGGATGCGTTTAGATGTTGTTGAACTATAACTTCACCCAAACTGCCTAGCACATTACTTGTACCGTTTGTGATACTACCGTTTAGAAAGACCATGTTTGCAGCCTTCTTAGCTGCGTTTCTCATCATGTCTTCATTTATGTCTACTGAAATAATCATTTTCTAGGGTAACTGTACAGTGATTTGGTTCGTTTGTAAATAGCATGAGGACACATATCATCATAATAAATTTGATGAGTTTTCTTAGTCCTGTCCATACAAGTGTACTCGCATCGTTTTACAAGAGTTGCAGGTCTACCGTTCATGTACGCCATAGTCACGCCCTGTGCCGTCAGTTGGCAGACCATCGCCGTAGCTGCTATGCTCATCATGCTACGCTCACTATGTCTACGACCTCACACGCATCCGCTGAACAGGCAAGCTCCCGGTTGCCATTCGTGTTGTCTTGTTTTTCAAACTCTTCTAAGTCTGTCCAATCTAAGTCAGACGGACAAGTAAGATCTGTTTTAGTTTCTTTACCGTCTTGATCTTTAGTTAGTTGATAGTTACCATCAAACTCTTTTTTAGTAATGTCTTGATACGGTGCCTGCTTGTACGTGTGATCACTAAACGGCAAGAAGGAGATGCCACTACACAAATCAAAGTTATCATATACCCACGCACCAACAGCTATCCACTCATGTTCTTTAACACTGATAGTTACGGAAGGTTTATGCTCACACCAGTGAACGGCATAAAGTTTCCAAAGTTCTAACTGTTCAAGTGCCGACATGTCGTTACGACAAGAGGACGTATCGGGAGAACGTGTGAGAAAACTAAACACAGTGGTGCTTTCCGGCTTCATAACGTCTGGCTCACTGGGCACACCCTTAGATACCAAGAACTGTGTCAGAGGATCTTTGTTATCGCCGCGCACTGTACGCACGTAGTATGGATTGTGACGCGCGTGGATACCACTAGCAGCATCTACAAGTTGTGATACGGTGCCGCTGGGCTTCACGCAGGTTATGGCTGTAGAGGCTTCAATGCCTATCTCTCCCGCCAAGTATGCGTTTTGATCTATCGCTACTTGTTTCATTTCACGTAGCCACTTAACAGAGTCCACTGTTTTAGAAAGAACATTGTGATCCATAATACCTGTCAAAGATACACCAAGAAGTCTCTCTTCTTTTGTGTTCCTCTCCCATATCTTTCTAAGGTATTTAAAGTTAGTCAATGTGCTTTGAAATGTACCCAGCGTAGTAGCGATACGTACTTTACGTTTTAAATCTTCTAAAGTGTCCGTAGGTCTTACTACAACCTCTGATAGATTACAGAACTGATACGGACGTAGTATAATCTCACTGCACGGATTGCATCCAAAATCATGTTCTGCATCCCGCCTGTTGTTTTCTGCCACTTTAAGTTTAGCGGCCTCACGGTTGAAAATCCCGCGTTCACCACTCTTGCTGTCATATAAAGACAGCCACTCTTTCATAAAAGTGCCTACGTCAGGCTTCTTGTCATACGCTACAGAGTTATTTGCCAAAGCTCTATGACCGTTACTCTCCCACCAGTTTCCTGATTTAGCGTGAGAGATTTCCCGGTTAGATAAGTCAGAGAGGCTAATCAGGGCTGACCTACGAACACCACCAACGACAACGATCTCTCCGACCTTGCACATAATGTCATGGCACTCCAAAGCAGTCAGGCGACGACCTGCTGCAGTTTTAAACACGTCTGTAACGAACTTAAACAAGTCCAACAGAGGGTCTGGCCCAGATGCGCGACCTCCCATGACAGAAAGCCGCGCACCCGCTGGGCGAACATCTGATACGTCAAACGATGGTATTTGGCCTACATACAGCAAAGAGATAAGTTCTCTGAACGCTCTTGCCCAACCGCTTCGGCTATCTCCAACACGTATGATCGTTGAGGAGTCCTCGAAGTGTTCATTCACAATAGGCAGCTTGGCGACGTATTTATCTTCAACGGAAAAGCCCACACCTGTGCCACACATAAGTATGTACATGCACTCATCAAAAGCACGGGGGCTGTCAACGGGAAGATACGAGCAGTTGTATCCCACCACGTTGTCTCTACCCAGCGCAAAGCCTGCGGTCATCATAGCTCTCATGGAGGGCATCACGTCTAGATTAAGTATTGCTTCTTCAATCTCTTCGGCAAAAATCTCATTAACAGCGTAACCGTGTTCACGGGCTAAATGATCGACCATGAAGTCAACGTATCTCCTTACAGTTTCCTCCCACGTTTCTCTGCGATTTTCGTGCGGCAACCACCGGGCATACCGGGATTTGTGTATAAACTGTTGATATACAGTTGGTAAACGATTACTAAGCATTTTGATTCTCCTTTTCTTTTATCAGCTTGTCTAAATACCACTTTGCTTTTTTAAGATCTTCAACACCGTTCTTATAACGATATCTCCATATATATTTTATTATGTTACCTTGTAGGTAAAACTCAAAGCCACCATCAGTAGCAGCTTCTATTGCCTCTATACATTCAATCTCTGCTTGATTGTAATGTTTAGGGCTATGAACATTATCATCAGCCATCATTTCTGAACCAAAATAAACAAATCTTCCATCTAACCAGTGTTTCATGATTTGCCATCAAAGTCAAATTTTATCACATTGTCAACAGCTTCGTACTTAACGCCATCATCTGTTTTCTCCGTGTTAACTAAATTAAATATTTTTTTTGTCTCCATAGCTTCAGTGCCCGCACCTATAATAAGTTCAATGTCTTGGTTTATCAACGACATAATGCCCTCCATGACAACCTCACCCGCGTGGGGATACCCATGTTCATCCTTTAATCCCCCCGTTGTATCATAAACACGGGTTTGAAACCCATCTTTTGTAGGTACGATAATTAAATAGTACCGACCAGAGACTAAGCTCTTTGTTTCTTCTTTCATATCTTCTATCATTTTTTAAACCATTCTTCAGGTATCGAACCCTCTGCCCAGACAAACTTGTGTTTATCACACCACATGCCGTAACTGGTAGAGCTATTCTTTCTAATTTTATTTCTAGCACGTTGAAACACAAACCTGATATCAACGTCAGGGTTTTGTTTTTTTATAAGCAAATGTTTTGATCTATCGGCTGTATCAAATTTGCCTTTAGCTTCTACAAAAAAGCCATACTCCGGGAACCAAAAGTCCGGCGTATAGTTTTTTATTTTAGGTTGAAAAGGTATCTTTTGAGTTTCGTACTCAAAATCTCTGCCGTTCTCTGCAAGTTTTCTAGCCACCGTCAACTCAAAATCAGATCTAAATTTATGCCTCTTGCCCACTATGGTAACTCTATTTGATGCGGCGAGTGATTTGATGTCAGGTGGTTGAACCTTTTCAGTGTGTACCCTGCCATCTTTGGGGATGATTTTTCTAAAGATGTAATCCGATCCTGTATGATCATACTTGGAAGACATACGATACCTTCTCTATGTAAAACGTAATTTATTCTTTGAAATTCTGTTTCTACTGTTTTGATGTCTCGCTCTGCTGTTTCTGACTGCAAGCACCCAACGGAATCCTCCTGCAGGTAGGTATCCACTAATGTAAGAGATAAACCACAACGCGCATTGCGAAGCTGTATAACATCGTGTGTCCCACCCTTTTTGTTTACAGACTCCACGTAAACAAAAAATACGTTTGGGTTTAGGAACTGCATACTGGGATCAAATTTCCTGTAGTAAATGAGTGCCATCATTCATGTCCTCTATAGTTTCTCTCCACAGAAAAACAGGCGTAGTATCCCCTACGTAAGACCCTGCTATGTTAAAATCAAAATGATCTAACGCATCTTGCTCAGACATGTCTTCAGTCAGTATTTCTATAATTTTTTTAGCATCATACACAATACAATTTTCCCAGCCTATCCTTTGAGATACGCCCATAACTGCGTCATCAAATTGTTCTGGTAGTTTTAACATGTCAGTCGTAAATACTTTCGACCTTATGAGTGGTGTACCACACTCCGGGTCTGCTTTGCGCTCTTGAGGTAGCCTTCGATGCAAACACAGCTTTAGGCCAGCACTTAGACTTGTAACCACAGAAGGTGCAAGCACGTGGCATTAGCTTGTTGCCTGTTGGTTCATTCTTGTGCATTTCATTCTCAGGTTGAAATTCTTTGCGGAACTTAGCCTTAGACATAAGGTATCTTGCACGAGATTTAGCATCCTCTATAGCCTGTCGTTTGTCATCTTCCTGATCCTCTGGTGCGCTACAGGTTAGCCACTCCCCAGAGTTTTTATTAACAACAATCCAACCACCAAAAGGAAGATCCACAGCAGAGGCATAAAGATATCCCTGCATGATGTAACCAAACGTGTCTTCTTTCTTGATAGCTTCGTAGCCACCAAAGCTGCCAAACTTGTGATTGAACGCAAAGTCTGACGCTGATTTGATGTCCCAGACTTTCGGCCCCGTGCCGTCATCCAAAATTGCATCCAAAGTTCCCCTAATGACAATATCATCTCCTAAATCTAATTCTACAGGTTTCTGTAACTCTATGATATTTATATTTGACGCTCTCATAATTAGAACAGCAAGTGACTCTATCATGTCGCCAAATATAAATCTCATAAAATTAGTATATTCCATGTCCTCTTTTTCGCCACTTAATGCCAATTGCTGTTGACACAGGGGACGACCTAACCCGGACATGCGTATTCTGTCTGAAGGCTGTCTATTTATAAATTGTTTTTTTACAAACTGCTCTACGGATCCAACGAACTCATTGTAATGATTAGACGAGAGGGCAATGCCCTCCCGACTAACCTTTTCTAAAGTGCCCTGTACTTTAGGCAGCAGTAACATCTTCAAGCTCTTCTGCCAGTGAGATGTCTGCCTCATTCGCTACCAGCTTATTGCTCTCACGAAAACGCTCCATGATACCTTCGTTATAGGCTTTAATAGAGTCCAAGAACTTCTTCAACAAGTCCAAATCATCCTGTGTCAAAGCCTCAAGGTAATCCGTGTGAGCGAGGGTTGGCACCCAGTACGTCACGCTACCTGACTTCATTTTCTTTGTGCCAATATCAAACACAGCTTTCTGCATCAAAAGCTTTTGCCGTGTAATATGGTCAATCGCCTCTCGAACAGGCCGGAAGCCAGATCGTTTGAAGTAAGATACGATAGGCTGATCTGTCAATTGCACTTTTTCTTTGTCAGCAGTAAGCGCAGTGCCAGACACAGTACCATAAATAACTTGATTGCACACAACCTCACGTGACAGAAGCACACGTGGGTCATTAGCTCCAAGCTCCTTTTCCTCGTCTTTTGAAAGACGACCACATTTCTCGCCGCCTGCTGAGTCCGGGAACCTATCTCCCAAACTAGCAGTTTGTATTGATTGACTGATAAACGTGCTTTCCTCTTGATCCCACAGGCTGTAAGTATACATGCGAGTGTATGGACGTAGCTTGAGTTTATCAGCGTAGACAAACTCTCCATCTACCATAAGTTTCCAATGACCACGAGGAAGGCTAACACCCGCATCGTTTTCTTGATCATAGTTAATACCAAGACGGGGTAGTCCAGCTTGTGATCCTGTCGGCGGCTGATTACCTTGTCCAGTTAAGGCCATCAACGCGGCCTCGTCTAAGTTGTCTAAATTAATATTTTCTAATGTTGCTATTTCGTTTGCTGTCATGTTTCTCTCCTATGACTAGTTAAATGATTCTATATTTCTACCACCTCAGTGTCAAGCCAGTTTCTACCTTTTTTTATCTCGATATCAATTGGCATGTCAAACTCGACGTTATACCGTTGACGTATTTCATCTTTAACGGATAGCAGAGCGTCATCTAAAATCTGGATAGCTTCACGTTCTTCGTCCTGTGGAGCGTCTAGAACGATGCTATCATGCACGGTGTTACAGATTACAGTCTCCATCTTATTCTGCTTCAGAGTCCTGTGAAGGAAAATAAGAGCGCAGGGCAGTAGATCAGCCGTAGCAAATCCCTGCACTGGATAGTTACAGATGGCGGTGCGATTAGTCGCAGTCCCCCACCGTGTCCATGTTGTACCGGGAAAATGATACTCTCTACCAGACGGCAAACGAATAAATTTGTTTTCTACAGCTTCACGTTGTAGTTCATCCTGCCATTCTGTGACACGAGAATATTTGTCTTTGAAAGCATTGTAGTATCGTTTCTGTGCGTCTGTTCCTGTCACCCCACCATACAAAGGTTTGAAGGTGTGTGCCTTCGCTTCCTGTCTGCTACACCCAATGATGCTGGCTGTGTAATTATGCACATCAGTGCCTGCTTTGACATCGGCGTATACTTGATCATCACCAGATAAAAACCCGGCTACTCTAAACTCAAGCTGGCTATAATCGCCCTCAATGATCCACCCGTTGTCCCATCTGCTTTCTACAACTTTGCGTATAACGAATGTAGAGCCTCGCGGCATGTTTTGAAAATTCGGGTTTCTCGAAGAAAGTCTCCCAGTAGCAGTAACACACTGCATATATTCAGGATGAATAAAGCCATTGTTATCAAGATTATTGAACATGCCATCCACAAAGTTAGACAAATATGTGCGAACAGCGGAGTAGCGTATATACGCTTCGACAAACTCTCTAGCTTGTCCTGATAGTTCTGGCAACCGCTGCTCCAGCGTGTCTTTATCAGTTTTAAATCCACCCGCCGCAACGTCCGTGACACTTCTAGGGCTAATTTTAAACCCTGCAGTTTGGCCCGTGTGAACATAGGTCATTCCTTTTCCGTTACAGTTTTTACAAACTCGTTTGATTTTGCTTGTTGTGCCGTCCTTTTTTACGAAGTCTACCCTGCCTACGCCATTACATATGGTGCATTGTGATCCAATGGTCTTACGTAAGACTATAGTGTTATCACTCACCGCATGTTTAAATTCAGAGGATGTCATACGCACCCGCATTTTTTGTTTCTTGGTCGCGCCTCTTTGCTCTGTCCCTATGTTGAATATGGCTTTCCAAACTTGTTTGTTGTTGACCTCACGAGAGTATAACAGTTTGGATCTGTCGTCAGGACTATCAAGATTGATAGGCGTATCCCCCATCACATCTTGAGCAAGGCTACGCAGTTTTAGTTTTAACTCTTCAAGCTCGTTCTCAAAGTCCTCACGCAGAGTGTTAAGAGTATTTACATTTATCTTGATGCCTGCCCGTTCAATGTCACAAAGCACATCGGTAAGTTGCAAAGACATTTTAAGTGTGGGTAATAAATTAGTCGCCATTACATAACATCTCCAGTGTGGTGCCAAAGGCTTCTGTTTGTTTCAGAGCCACGCGCTCAGTAACCAGCACGTCCTCTTTACCGTACTTTTCTACAATGTCGTATGGTATCTTGTCAAACGTAACGCCTTCATCCAGATACGGTTGAACCAAATCAGTTTTCTTAGACCCGACCTCATACTTCTCAGCAAGAGCCGCCAAACTCAAAGGCCAACGCCGGGAACCAGACAGCAGATATTCAGCTACCATAGTGTCATACAACGGTCCGTCATACCTCCAGCCACACTCACGCAACCACATAAGATCAAACTTGATGTTATGACCTACGAGCATGTCAGTGTCGTCCAGAACTCTCTGCACTTCATCCCACCCATTTAGATGTGCCCGCTGTTCATTGTGATAAAAGCACAGGTATTCCACGCCGATTGACATGACATTCTTGTACCCCAGACTAACAAGCCTGTTCTCAAAAAACGGGGAGGGTGTCCAAGCACCGTTCTGTTTGTGAGAGGTGGTTGTTTCAACGTCAAGCGTCACAATGTTCATTTGTGTTCTCCATGTCAAATCTATCAACATAGTATATTTTTACACCCAACTTCTTTTGTTTTGAATTAGTGCAACGATGAATCATACTGCCATCCTTACGGTATGATTTAGTTTTTACATCATACAATGTGATGTCCCCCGTCGTGGCATTGATTGCCACTAGATCGACCAACCCATTGTCAGCCATGTTAAATAGCACCTCATGCCCCTGTCTGGTAAGTTCTGCGGCAGCGATCATTTCGCTGTACAATCCTCTTTGATGTTTAATATCCATTAGTAATAAAACCCCCTGTGTATGTCTATGTTGCTGTTTACCACGCCATGCCACCCGTTGATTTTATTTTTTGATATGCAAAGGAAGCGCATGTAGTTGTCGGTATCTTCATCTCCTGTTTTACCGATACCCAATATCAAATCAGCCTCACCAGCTTTACCTGTTCTGCTGTTATCCATCATTGAATAGTCAATGAACCTTCTATTATGTGCGTCGTAGTTTGCTTGGCAGACTGCCCAGAAAAGTAAATCACTTCTCTTGGCTATCTCACGTGCCATAATATACGTTTGTTTAAGTCTCTCGTCACCTCTGTTGTATTCCCCTCCGATGCGGAACTTGTCTAGCTGGTCTGCAAATACAACGTCCGGCTTTGTAAGCCTACAGTATTGATCAAGCTCTTCAACAGACGTACCCACTGAGTCAATGATTGTCAGATATGGTTTAATTTCTTCTTGATATCTTTTAGCTAAAACTTCTTTGTCCTGTATCATTTCCTTCTTTGTCAGGCGGTAGTAGCTTTGAATTATTCGTAGTTTAATTTTAGCAGCAGGCTCCTCGTTAGCCCAGTAAGCCACACGCTTTTTCTGTCTGACGTAAGAAGCGCATAAGTGAGAACAGAAGGTAGTCTTACCCACCTCTGGTCTTGCGAATATGATACCAAAGTTGCCACGCGACATTCCGGGCACCTCTTGATTGATTATTGATAGGTCAAACGGGAACTCCACATCTTTCTCCTCTGTCTCTAACAGGTCGGCAAAATCTGTATCGAAGATAGTGTAAGTCTCACTGCCTCTGATCACATGCTCTGTTACCTGATCTAAAAGTGTTTTAATAGGCGTGAAGTCGATATCACTGCCTGTGTATATATCTATTGCTCTTTCACCAATCACACGGGCTTGGTCCCTAGCCCAGAACTCTTCTACAACTTTTCGTTGAACCTCCAAGTTCAAATTCTGTGAAGTCTCTGTTAGATTAGCAAACAACTTTGCAATATCGTTACGAGTGCTTTGCGTCAAAGCAGGGTTCGATGTCAGCAAACTAGAATGAACTTCATCAACTGACAGGTTATGCGCCCCAATGTCGTGGCAATCTACAATTGTGCGGAATACAGTCTTGGCTGTGCCCTCAAACATATCCTCTTTTAGTATGTGCTTTATGCTACTGTAGAACTCTCTGCTCAAACAATATTGTAGTATCTGTTGCTCAAGAGGTTTTTCTTCTAATGAAGTCATCCCTTCGCTCTCCTTCCATGTTCTTTAAATCCTGTTCGAGTATGAGCATACGCACATTCAAGCTGGGCTTTAAAGTTTGCACAGTCTTCAACGCCAGTTGTGTAGCGTCTTTGTCAAGCGCAACGTAAACAGCAGAATACTTTTTCAGTTGTTCGATGTGATCTTTCAAGATCGACGTACCAAGCATTGCAACTCCAGTGACCATATGGCTGACACAGGACGCCGAAGCACAGTCCTCGACCAATACAGCGATGTCGCTTGTACCAGCAGTGAAAAGTTGCTGAGACTTACCGTAACGATACCACTTTGGTTTGATATCTGCCAAAGCCCGACCTACAGCATCTACAGGACGTTTTCTGTCACGTATCATAAACGCGACCCGGTTCAGTCTTTTATCATACATGACACGAATTCTACCGTGAAGATAAGCGTCCATGCAGTTTACAGATCTTAGATACTGCATCGCGTTTGAACTTTTAGATACATCAACAAAGGTGTCAGGAAGAATGAATTCTGATGAACTCTTTACTTCAGGTTGCACAATAGCGGTAAATGAATCTGATGTAAGCCTCGTCCTGATGCGCCCCTTTACATTGCAGTCAGCATGAAAACATTTGAAGATGACATGAACTCCGTCATTATATGCAGCAAATGAATTCTTATGTCCACAAAATGCACAGTCTGATCTGTGCCTGCTTCCAATTGGTACGCCTAATGATTCCACATATTCGTGTGTGCTACTCATAGGGGTGAGCATAATCGAATGAATTCTGATGTCAAATGAATTTTTTGCTTGACGCTAAATGAATTCGGAATTACCCTACCCGTAGGGTTACCAACAGGGGAACACAGATGATTGATGATGAACGAATTCTTAATATAAAAAAACGAATCAGGAAACTTGAGGATACCCTAAAGGGGTTTGAAAAGGAGAATGAACTTGAGCAAGAAAAAAAAGCAAATGAATCCTGTAGCCAAGAGTCTGTCGGAGAAGCAGAACAGGCCGAAGACGATACCGGACAAGAGGCGGGAGAGTTACGACAGGTACATC